TTTGCTAGCTGTGTTCTTGTTGATGTTGATGACACCCTCGATAGCATCTTTAGTTCTGATATGGCTATCGGCAGATACGTTGCACAAAGGGCGGGAATCGGTATCAACGCAGGTCGAATCCGTGGCATCAACGCTAAGATCCGTGGAGGTGAAGTACAGCACACCGGAGTCGTCCCATTCCTTAAAAAGTTTGAATCAACTGTTCGATGCTGCACTCAAAATGGTATCCGGGGAGGCAGCGCAACTGTCCATTTCCCTATCTGGCACCAAGAAATCGAAGACATCATCGTCCTGAAGAATAACAAAGGTACAGAAGATAATCGGGTAAGGAAACTTGACTACTCAATCCAGATTTCAAAACTTTTCTACGAACGTTTCATTGCGAATGGAGAGATTAGCCTCTTCTCACCGCATGATACGCCGGGTCTCTATGATGCTTTTGGGACTGATAGGTTTGACGACTTATATGTTAGTTACGAACGAGATGAGTCTGTTCCAAGAAAAACTATCGGAGCACAAGAATTAATTCTGAATCTTTTGAAAGAGAGAGCAGAGACTGGTCGTCTTTATATTATGAATATTGACCATTGCAACAGTCACTCTTCCTTCAAGGATAAGATAGAGATGAGTAACCTGTGTCAGGAGATTACTCTTCCCACATATCCTCTCCAACATATTGATGATACTAACGGTGAGATTGCTCTGTGCATTCTTTCTGCCATCAATGTTGGTAAGGTCAAGACTGATGAAGAACTTGAAAATCTTTGTGACTTGTCTGTCCGTGGTCTGGAAGAACTGATTGACTATCAGAAGTACCCTGTAGCGGCAGCAGAAGCGGCGACAAAGGCACGTAGGTCTCTTGGTATTGGTTTTATTGGTTTAGCGCACTATTTGGCAAAACTGGGTTATAACTATGCTGACCAGGATGCATGGGATGCTATCCATGGTCTTTCTGAATCTTTCCAATACTATCTTCTCAAGGCATCAAATGAGATTGCTAAAGAGAAAGGTTGGTGTGAAAACTTTGGTCGCACTAAGTATGCAGATGGTATTCTTCCTATCGATACATATAAGAAGGACGTAGATGAGATTTGTTCACAGGAGTTGACACATGATTGGGAAAGTCTTAGAGAGTCCATTCTGGAACACGGTTTACGGCACTCAACACTGTCCGCACAGATGCCATCAGAGAGTAGTTCCGTTGTGTCAAACGCAACAAATGGAATCGAACCTCCTAGAGGATACTTGTCCATTAAGAAGTCCAAGAAAGGACCTCTTAAGCAAATTGTTCCTCAGTATGCCACGCTGAAGAACAACTATACTCTCCTTTGGGAGATGTCTGATAACACTGGATACATTAACACTGTGGCAGTGATGCAGAAATTCTTTGACCAAGCAATTTCTGGTAATTGGAGTTACAACCCTGAAAATTATCCTGACAATGAAGTTCCAGTTTCGGTTATGGCGAATGATTTTCTAACTACATATAAGTATGGTTGGAAAACCTCATATTATCAGAACACATATGATATCAAAACAGATGAGGTTGCTGAAGAGAAACCTGATCTAGAAAGTTTAGTCGCAGAATTAAGTAACATAGAGGAGGGAGAGTGTGAATCCTGTGCAGTTTAAAGTAAGTTCAGTTCAAGAACCAAAAACAGAAGTTCAGGGGATGACCGTATTTAATACGGAGCAAGTGAATACGAAGAAACAACCAATGTTTTTTGGTAAACCCCTTGGAGTTCAGAGATATGACTCTTACAAGTATCCTATCTTTGATAAACTAACAACACAGCAACTTGGTTATTTTTGGAGACCTGAAGAGGTCTCCCTTCAGAAAGATAGAGGAGATTATCAGACTCTTCGACCTGAACAGAAGCATATCTATACTTCTAACTTGAAGTATCAGATTATGCTTGACTCTATTCAGGGTCGTGGTCCTGGTATGGCATTCATTCCATACTGCTCCTTACCTGAACTGGAAGCATGTATGGAAGTGTGGGGATTTATGGAGATGATCCATAGTCGTTCATACACTTACATCATTAAGAACGTCTATGCAGACCCCTCAGAGGTCTTTGATAAGATTGTTACGGATGAACGCATTCTAGAACGTGCTAGTAGTGTTACAGGTGCCTACGACGATTTCATTAACAGTGCCCAAACCTGGGGCAATGGTAAGATGTGGCAAAGTGACTTTAGAGACTCACCTACGTCCAAATGGGAAATCAAAGATGTCAAAAGAAAACTCTACAGAGCAGTTGCAAACGTTAACATTCTTGAGGGTATTCGGTTTTACGTTAGTTTTGCTTGTTCTTTCGCCTTTGGTGAACTTAAACTCATGGAGGGAAGTGCAAAAATCATCTCATTGATTGCTAGAGATGAGAACCAGCATCTTGCTATCACTCAGAATATCTTGAATAAGTGGAAGTCTGGTGATGATCCTGAAATGAAACAGATCATGAAGGAAGAAGAAGAGTGGACATATAAGATGTTTGACAATGCTGTCAATGAAGAAAAGCGTTGGGCAGATTATCTGTTCAAAGACGGATCTATGATTGGTTTGAATGATAAACTTCTCCAGCAGTATGTTGAATGGGTTGCTAATCGTCGTCTAAAATCGATTGGTCTTAAACCACAGTATGATATTGCTGCAAACAACAACCCACTGCCTTGGACGCAGCACTGGATTTCTTCTAAGGGTCTTCAGGTGGCACCACAGGAGACAGAAGTTGAGTCTTATGTTGTTGGTGGTATCAAACAGGATGTTAGCAAAGACACATTTAGTGGTTTCAAACTCTAAAACTTGTGCTTAAATAGGAGGGTATATCCCTCCTTTTTATGCCTAGGAATAACCTTACAAGGGCCGAAATGAAAATTAGAGTATTAAAGTTAAAGTATGAGTTGGGTCAAGAAAGTAATAACGATATTGCAAATAAATACCTAGACAAGGTATTGGACATTCTTGATGAGTATAGAGGTTGATTATGAAAATCCTTGGCACTACATGGAACGCCCTTTTAGTGGGAGTGATGTTGGGAATTACTACGGTTTTGTTTATCGAATTGCCAATCTCTCGAACCAACGACAGTACATTGGGCGAAAGTATTTTTGGTCGTTCAGAACACCAAAAGGAAAGAAACGTAAAGTAAAACAGGAATCTGATTGGAGAAATTATTATGGGTCTTGCCCAGAACTTAAAGAAGATATTATCAAATACGGCAAGCAAAATTTTAGCAGAACTATCCTCAGTCTTCATAAGACGAAGGGCAAAACTAATTTTGAGGAAACAAGACAACTCTTCTACCACAACGTCCTCACAGAAGAGCTTGACGCAGGAATCCCAAGGTACTACAATAGCAACATCCTCAGCAGGTACTACCGAAAGGATTATTATGGAAAAGACGACTGAAGAGATTGTCTCAGAAGTTACCGATTGGGCTATGTCAAGATTTGATCTAGGAAAGATGTCTATTGGAGACTGTAGAGCACTCTATGAAGAGTTTGCAGAATGGTTTGAACCTCAAGGAGAAGATATTGAGGTTGTATCTCTAGACGAAATTACTCCAGAAGAGTTTGAGAGATATCGCGAAAGAACTTGACAGACCCCACCCTTTGGTCTATAATTAAAGGGTTGAGAAATCAACTGCGGCAAACCCCTTGCTAGTTCAGGTTTGGCGGCGATAGGAACTAGCACCAAGGGTCAGTAGCATAATGGATAATGCCCCCGCCTTCTAAGCGGTAGATTGCAGGTTCGAGTCCTGCCTGACCTGCCTCGCCCCCGTAGCTCAGTGGTAGAGCAGGGCTTTTGTAAAGCTCAGGTCGCAAGTTCAAATCTTGTCAGGGGCTCCTTGCGGAGTTAGTTCAGCGGTAGAACGCTATCCTTCCAAGTTAGATGTCGTCGGTTCGATTCCGATACTCCGCTTGTCCTTAAGGACACATATTCCCCTGTAGCTCAGCGGCAGAGCCATCGACTGTTAATCGATTGGTCGTAGGTTCAAATCCTACC